TAGCAAAATTAACCGTTGGAGTTGCAGAAGTAGAAGCCGTAAAGTTAACGTCAGGGATCATACGACGAGTAAGGATGAACTTTTCGCCATCATCTAGGTCAAAGTCAGACGACTGAATATATGCTTCCATAGGCAAGGTGTCGTCATTAATGCCGTTTTCATGGTCAAGTAAATACCCAATCTGTGCAGTACTGTCGTATTGAATGGCTTGTGGGTACTCTCTTGATGGGGAGTCTAGCCAAGCAGTGCGCTCAATATTGCCGTAGTACCAGATTTTCTCAAGATAGTTATAAATTATGTAGCGATTATTTGTGTTTGAATTAGCACTGGGATAGAACCACCATACCTCGTTAAACCCTTCATTAGTGCCAGACACAATCTTATCCGCTTGGCTGTAGTCAACGTCTTGGAATAAGAAAGTACGCAAGGTGCAAGGGAGCGTCTCAACCCGTCCAGAATAGGCATAAAACTTATCGTGCCCCATCCAGTAAGTAACGTTATTAGCTGATGCACAGGCACGGGGGGAGATAATTGAAATGTTATCCGCTAATTCTTGCAAACTAAACACATCTGTTGTGCCAGTATATTGGAACGAATACAGGTGGGAATCCGTGAATACTAAGATTTCTTGTCGGGTTGGTAACGCACGGACAATCTGTGAACCACGAGAAACTCGTATAAATCCTGCTGTATTAGTAGGTAGTGGGTTCCATACGTTAGGCTGATCTTGGGTAGCCCAACGAATTAAAAGAGGGTCAAAGTCAGTAGATAAACCACCAAAAGGTTGAGCGCCAAAAGCTAGTAAATGTTTGTCGTTTTGCGATACAAGTATCTGCATTGCCTTATTGGGCACAGAATTAGGAGCAACCCCATTAAGAGTAAGCCCAGACAGAAGAACAGCTCGAGTTGAAAGAGCGTTATCAATAGTAGAAGCCCCACGTTCCCAATAGTAAATTTCGCCATCACGAATATTGGCTACGGCGTCATTATCAAAGTTATCAAACCACCAATCACGTTGCGGTAGGTTTACAGGTGTGGCACTTGCTAAACCCCAACCAATACCAGGAGCACTGTATACCCCAGTACCCCATCCATAACCTAACGTATTTCCAGAGTTACCGATAGCAATTTCATATTTAGAAGTTACCGCACCGCCACCGTTACCAACGTCAGAACTGTTAGCTAATACGGGTAAACCTGTAGTTGAGCTTCTGGCAGTAATACTATATGCGTTGGCATTAATCGTAGTTACTTCGTAGTTTTGATTAAGAACTGCAGCGGTAATATTGCCACCAAGCGTCACTGCCCCACTAAACGTAACAAAATCACCCGTACTAGTAGCTGATCCAGAGTTAACAACTACTAAAGTAGAAGATCCAGTAGTAGCAGTAAAAGTAGTAGCGTTTACAGATGTAGCTCTAAGTGGGGTTATATCGTAAAAAACGCCTCCTACTTCAATATATAGTTTTTTATTTGTACCGATTCCAAGCAAATTATCAGAATAAGTTGTTAGCCAGTTGTACATTTGTCGACCAACACCAAGCATATAGTTAGGGGTAGCCCTAATCCACCCACCTATTTTTTGCGGGTACCCAGACAAAAAACGAATCTTGTCGCACTCAAACCAACCCCCTTCGTTAGAGTAATTGGTCTGGTCCCGGTTTAATCCTGGTTTAAAGTTAAGTTTGATAAATGGCATACTGGTTTACCCTAAGATAAAAATAACGCCCGTTCATCGTTTCTACGAGTGACCAAGCCTTTCAGTACTTTACCCCCAGCCAGCGTATATTTCAAGAACTCCTCTGCCGCTTCTGCCATATCGCCCCGAATAACCTTCTGACGGAGGGTGCTGCGCTGTAGTGTTCCCAGACCAACATTAAAGCTAAAAGATACAAGAGCATCGAATTGACCTTGAGTGAGCTTGACAGGACAGAAGCGTTCAACACCTCGCTCAAAGCGATTAAGATCGTCTCTAAGAATGTCATCTACTTCCTCCATCGAAAAGGTACGGTCGTCTTTATATTCCAGTGCGTAAGCATCCCGCTCATCTATTTTTAATGCACCCTGCCGTGGGTAGAGCACATGACCCACCCCAATCGTCCACAATTTTGCGGGACAGCGGTAGGGACGCTGGCGAACACCCTCATGGTGCTTAATCATTTTGATGGCTTTGTCGCTTACTTTCACTTCTTAAATGCCTGTGTTCCGAACCAAAAAGAAACAATACTTGCCCAAATAATCTGTGTCTCGTCGTCCCATAAAAGGTTAAGCGCTACGTCAAATGGCACTTCCCGATGAAAGGCAAACCAGAACCCGAACAGTTCTACAAACATAAACATGATGAACATACCATAGGTAATGGCTGGTCTAACCATAGCCCTAGAGTTCGTAACCCACTGGGAAGCACCCTTACCAATCTCGATGTCGTGAGCATACAAAGACGCTCTTTCTTGGGCTTGGGTCTGCATCTCAATCTGCTGGGTCTTAATTTCTTCTACATGGGCTTGGGCTTGGAAGCCTCTCTCCATCATTTGGAGTTCCCGTTCCGTCTGCAAACGAGCCATGTCCATCTCGTGCTTCTTGTCGGACTTGTCTTGGAAAAACCCTAGTAGGCTGGGTAGTCCGCCAGACAAAAACGATATAAGGGTAGTAAATAGGGTAATCATTTCTTTCCTCTTTCTTCTAAGAGTTTGACCCGCACATGGAGGTCATGAATATCTTTGTAAATTTCTTCACGCTGTTTTGCTCTGCGCTCGGCTGAAATAGGACTGTCCGTTGGGACGCCTTCATTAGTAATTAAGGCTGGCATCTTGCCTTCAATCTGAGTAAGGCGGGTCTGGAATGAAGAAACCTGACCGAGTAGCCATGCTATACAGGCTACTAAGATCGGAATAACCGCCTTCATAATGTCTTGCATATTCATTTTTTAGACCCCCATACTATGTAATAAGCAATCCAGCCTGCTGCCATAAAACACCAGAACTGCACCCATTTAACTTTTGACAACTCGGCATCAAAGTACTTCTTGTCTTCTTTCTCAAGCCGTTCAATCTCGGTCTTGATGTCTAACACCTTTTGCCACTCTTTGGTGCCGTGCTGCTTTATAAAATCAACCCTTAATTTGTACTCTTCGTCCGAAATCTTCTTGCGGTGCTTGTACTCCTCAAGGGCTTTAAATATTGCCCGTTCCTTCTTTAACTCTGCTTCTCTGCGCTCACGAATCTTGGCGTTTGCCCGTTCTTTCGCTACATCTACTGCTTCCTTCTGAACATCCTCAATGTTCTTACCGATCTCTCGCCCAGCCTCTCGACCAGTCTTAATCCCCTCGCTGATCCCCTTGGCACCAGCCGACAATCCGAGTTCGTCTGACATGATTCAATTTACTCACCCCAGAGCTTTGTACCACCCTTGGGTACAGAAGTAGCCCAAACAGATACAGATTGTTTAGGAGTTGATAAATCAAACCCGCAGTCGTTACACTTTTGTGCGGCAAGTTCAGCCTCATCTACATCCCGCCCGCAGTTGGGGCAAAGGACTTCAACCGTATGACGGCACACTTTGGTACCGTCTTCTAATTTAACTGCTGGATTTTCTGAAATCATATTAGTCCTTATACAAACCAAGTAACAATAGAATACCGTGTACCGCTTGTTACGGGCATTATCTCATGGGGGTACATAAAGTTTGAAGGGAACATAATGCACGACCCTTTTTTTAAGTTATATACCAATTCCCGGTCAAAAAACGCAAACTCACCACCTTCGTAGCCATCATTTAAGGCAAACGAACAAGACACGGCACGGGGGCGATCTTTAAAAGAATCAGTGTGCGTTGTATAAAATTGACCTTCTTTGTAGCGTAATAATTCATAACCAGAATCTTCTTGAATTAGAGCACGGGGGAATTTTTCGTTATATTTTTTAATTGCTAAACCAGCCGAAGCAAAGACATACTTGTCTAATTTAGCCCGTACTTTAGAATTTTTTTCTATGACGTGAGGATATGAAATTACAACTGTTTCAGCGGTTCTAATTTTGTCATCTACTTTACCATTACCAATAACCGTCTTTTGCCACTCAATTTCATCACTAAACTCTTCTAAAATAGCATCGCAAAGAGTATCTGTTATAACCCCATCAAATATAACAATGTAGTCGTTAATATTTTTCATAGTATTGTTATTGGCAAATTTGTAGACGGCGGCGTAGGTTCTTGCTGCTGTTGTTTATCAAAAAATGCCCATGCTTTTGGTCCGTCTGCTCTAACATAATGCAAAAATAATTGTACGTGCTCCTTACCTTCAAACTTATTACGCCAATGATCTGCTTGACACCCAAGATATAAAATGGCATCTCCAGGGTTTAATTCAACTGAAAGTTCAGAATTATCTGGCCGTTGAAAATAAATAGGCCAATCAACATCTTTTGCAAGATTTAACGTAATGCTTATCTCACAAGCTGGTCGGTCTCGATGTCTTTCTAAAATAGAACCATTTTTGTATAGCCTAGCATACGTGTATGTTGGTAAAACTTCTTCACCTAATAATTTAGATACATGCCCAACTTTTTTAACTAACAAGCGTACAAACGGTAAAAAATTGTACATAGCTTGTGAATTAAGTGCTTGTGGATCTCCTTGAATATTAAATTTTTTACAGTGTTCTTTAAATTCAATAGCTAAAGAATGTGCTTCATCCTCAATAATAAAACTGGGGGCGTACAAATAATTGTTTTTAATTATTTCAAGTTGCATAAAAGTGAGTCATAAGGTGCTACAACTCCTTCTGGAACCATAGACGGATCAAGAATGTCATCAACTTCATTACCTAGTCGCAAAGCATGGATGCAATAAGCCACTGTGTTTGGCTCTAGTGCTACAAGTTCGTGCATTTTATCTTTTTTGATATAAATCATGTGAGGTGCGGTAAACTCTGATACCTGCCCTTCTACAGTAACCTGTAATTTTCCAGAAGCCAAAAGAGTAAGGTGGTCAAATTGATGGGTATGCCCATGCTCAACATCACCTACATTTTTAAAGTGCATTTGCCTTGAAAACAAATTTGCAACAGTACCTATTTTAACTTCTGGGTGCGCCATGTTTATCCTTAAACAGTTGTCCAGACTTCTTGCGGCACTACGGGCCAGCTAATATCACCAGCCACAGGATTAATTGCATACTGACGTACAGCGTTGCGATACACAACAAAATCTTGAACGTTACTTAAATAAGGATTGCTTTTTGTTGGATCGCCAACATCAGGAATAGTAGTCCAATCCGTAGCTTGTAGTTTATTTACTGCGGTTGTTTTATTTTGCTCTGCTGTGGGTGGTGATGGCGGCACAGGAGTATTAGCTTCAGTCCATTTAGTCATGCAGCAATTTGCCCACGCTGGTAACTCAGTAATGGTTTCATTAGGTATAGGGGTGTCGTACTCAATCCATCCAGTAGTATCTTGCCATTGTAGGGCATGAACATTAGCAGGGATACCGCATGAGCTTAAATCAAGGTTATTATAAAAAACGTTATTTTCGCCAACCGATCCGTCAGCAGGGATAATAGTCAATTTCATTTTCTACTCCTAATCAATTTGGGTTGTTGCGGTTCAGAAGCCGCTAAAATTAGTTGGGTATTTACTTCGTTAGCTTTAACCATTTCGTTTCTAAATGATTCAACCGCTGCACCAGTCTGTCTTTGCTGTCCTGAGTTTTCAATGAGAAGCATCGGCATCCAAGCAATAGCGCATTCATAACTGTCTACTTGGCTACCGCTATTCATATCGTAACCTTGCACACGGGTATACCAGGCGCAAGTAAGACCAACACAATCTTTCTTAATAAGTGGACAAAAGGATCCGTTTTTAAGTGTTCCCATAACTAGTTTTTAGTTGCACGAATAACGTCAATGTATTGAACTGCAAGGTTAATTGCATTACCGCTAAATGTACCTGACCCACTTGAAAAACTGAATGGGTGATCGTGTGAACCGCCACCACCTGTATTACCGGATCCGCTCTGACCATTGAAGTAGCCAATTACGGTACCTTGTACATTTGGGTTGGCTCCTGGTCCATTTGCATTATTTACACCGTGGTTATGACTAGGAATTTGTGGTGTAGAAAGTGTTGTTGCTCCAGCAGTTCCAGTAACACTAGTGATACTTACCGAACCTGTTGGGGTTTGACTTGCAAATGCAGTTGTAAACCCTTGAGAACCGCCTGTAGATGCTGTACCTGTTACAACACGTAGTGCTGAGTTATCACCTGTAGTTGTGTTTTTAGTCCATCCAGTCGGCGCAGTGGTTTGAGCAAACAACATAACTGTGCCTGAATCAAATGCAGCGGCGGCGGCAGAAGTCCAAGTTGAACCATTTGAAGTTAATACGTTACCAGTAGAACCGGGGGCTACAAACTGAACAGTACTTGTACCATTACCTAACAATACGTTATTTGCTGTAAGCGTAGCCGCCCCAACCCCTCCATTACTAACAGGCAAAGTTCCAGTTACGTTAGTTTGCAAGTTTGCATATGTGGTTGAAGTTGAACCTGTACCACCTGAAGCAATAGGTAACGCAGACCCAAGAGTCAATGAACTTAAGTGAGTAACTGCGTCTACAACCCCAGTACCTGTACTAAATACCCACATTGTTTTAGCAGTAGGTACAGTAACAGTTGACCCCGATGCGTTTTTAACAACTATAGCGGCTAGTGACGCGTTGTTAATAAGATACAGTTTTTGGATGGCGGGGACAGTCAAATCAAACCCACCACTACCACCTAAATTAAGACGTAATGCACGGGCATTTTGCGCTGCGTTAGTATCAGTTAAGGTTAGCGTAGTGTTAGCATTAACAGTAACGTCAACCGAACCTGTGATAGCCTGTTCAATGGCTACCCCCAAATTGTCGTTAGTTACGTTGCCCCAGGTTCCCGAGTTTTCCCCGGTCGCCATAAGCTGAATTTTAAGATTACTATATGTACTTGCCATTTATTGCTCCTAAGCCGCTATCGGCGTCCAATTTGGCGTTTGCGAAGTATCAATCAAGCCCCAGACTAGGGGTCTAGAAACCCGACCTACTGCACTCACACCCGTTAAGTATACGTTAGCGTCGCTGTTTACGGCAACACTACCCAAAGAAATTGTTCCTGCTACCCCTGTAACAACTGCGTTTGCCCCTGCCTCCGCCTCAACCTCACCAAGCCCCATCGTACCAGCCACGCCGGTTACATTAACTACGGCTTTTCCTACTACTTGGGCGGTGCCAATTTGTCCCGTTCCAGACACACCGGTTGGGAAGACGTTAGCTTTAGCGTCTACCTCTTCTTCACCCAATAACGCAGAGGCTCCAACG